AATAATAATTATTTAACAGGCGCAAATACAATGGCTTTTGCCCCTGATATTGTTTGGACTAAAAGCTATACTTCTGGATATTATCGAAACTGGAATTATTATAATAGCGTTATGGGGGCTGGAAAATTTTTTGAGGGCATTGCCTCTCGACTTTTTTCTAATTATAATAGCTATAACACAACTTATTATGGCATTAGATCTTTTAATTCTAATGGTTTTAATAGAGGGATTACTGGAGATGGTACTGATATAAACAGCACGGGGTTTAATTATATAGCTTATTCTTTTAATGCCGGAAGCTCTACAACAACAAATACTAGTGGATCTATTAATGCTTCAGTAAGAGCTAACCAAGCAGCGGGAATATCTATAGTTGAATATACGGGTAATGGGAGTAGCTCTGCTACAGTTGCGCATGGGCTTAGCTCATCGCCAAAATTTATAATTCTTAGCGAAAAAGCTAGTTATGGCGATTCAGTGTGTTATCACGTAGGGCTGGGTAATACCAAATACCTTAATTTAGATAGTGTCGGCTTTCTAACTCAAAATAGTAATATATGGGCAAGCACCACTCCGTCATCTAGTTATATATATTTAGGTGCAAACAACGATAGCAATCAAAATGGCATAACATATTCTGCATTGTGTTTTTCAGAGGTTTCAGGATTTTCTAAAATGGGTACATATACAGGAAACGGATCAACAACTGGGCCTGTAATAAGCTTAGGGTTTAGCCCAAGATTTTTAATGATTTTTTGGGATAATGGTTATCGTTTTTTCTTATATGACGCAATAAGAGGAGATAATAATTATTTATTTTTGGGTAGCGATGACCCGCCTAATAATAATGGCGCTATAGATTTAGATTTACAGTCGTCTGGTTTTCAAGTTAAATCTGCGCACCCATGGATTAATGATAATGGCTATACATATTGTTATTGTGCTTGGGATTAATATAAAAATATTTATATCATAATTATGGCATTACAATCATCAGGCAGAATATCTTTTGGAGATATAAGAACAGAGCTTGGCACCTCTAGCGGATCTATGAGAGAGTTATCAAGTTTAGCTAATTTTTCTACCCCTGATGCTATTAGTGAATTTTATGGTTATCCACCAAATAATACGACTACCACAACATCAACAACAACAACAACTTTAGCACCAACTACAACCACCACTACCACTGCAGCAACAACTACAACCACAATAGCACCTACCACCACAACAACTACTAGCGCACCTGTGACAACAACCACTGCTGCCCCAACAACTACAACAACCACTGCTGCACCTACAACAACGACTACGACTGCAGCACCAACTACTACAACCACGACTGTAGCACCAACCACAACCACCACAACTGCCGCCCCTACAACAACGACTACGACTGCGGCACCCACTACAACCACAACCACTACTGTATCTGCGTCTGGTACTATAACACCAAAGCCAATAAATGATTTTACATTGGGCACGGCAAGAACATATAACGTAATTGTAACTTCAACTGTTAACTGGGTTGTAACTTTACGTAATGCGCCAGGGTTTAGTGTTAGCCCATCTTCAGGCTCAGCTACTACAGGAACAACCGTGGTATTATCATATGATGGAAGTACTTCTTGGTCGTCAAATGGTACTTTTGAATTACGAAGACCAGTTATTGATGGTGGGACAATATTAGATACTTCAGTAATAACAAGAAATACATAATTAAGTTTTATAATAATAAAATATGAATCTAATAAGAAAAATATCTATAGGTCGTGATTATAAAAACGACGCTATGCATTATAGTGTTGGTCAAGAAGTTTTTGGCGGGCACACAATATCTGAAATTATAGAAGACGAAAACGATTACAAAATATATATTAAAAAGAATGACGAGGTATTGCCTTGGAAACATTTTAATAAAAACATGGCAATTGCAGTTGAATATAATTTAGATTATTAATGAAACATACGCATGCTTATATTGTCAAACCAATTGATGGTAGGTACAATAATAAAAAAGATATTGATGGTGCAGAATTAATATTAAATACTTCTATAGAAGATCATAAATTTGTAAATAGATCCGGTGTAATAATTGAAACACCAATAATTAAAGATGAATACAATTTACAAATAGGTGATGAGGTAATTATACATCATAATGTATTTAGAAGATACTACGATGTGCGAGGGAATGAAAAGAACAGCAAAAATTATTTTGAAGAAAATAAATATTTTTGTTTTGCTGACCAAATATTTTTATATAAAAGAAGTGGTAAATGGTACACACCACCGGGATTTTGTTTTGTAAAGCCAATAAAAAGCTTTAATGAGTTATTAAATGACAAAGAAGAGCCGTTAACAGGCGTTTTAAAGCATTTAGGAGACGATTTAAAGAGCTTTGGGCTACAAGACAATGATTTAATAGGGTTTACCCCAAACAGCGAATATGAGTTTGTTATAGAGGGTGAGCGATTATACAGAGTACCGCTTAATTCAATTTCAATTAAATATGGACGCAAAGGAACTGAAGTCGAATATAATACAAGCTGGGTATAAGGCAGTTCACGAACTTATACGTGTGGCAGAAGAAGAAATAATTGTAGAGGGTGGGGATGATGAACTTGCCGCTGATCGATTAAAAAATGCTGCCGCAACTAAAAAGCTTGCAATATTCGATGCTTTTGAAATACTTAGCCGTATAGAGGCTGAGAAAAATTTAATGGAAAATAAACCCATTGAAAAGAAAGAAGCATTTGGTGGTTTTGCGGAAAGAAGATCTAAATAATGTACGAACAGACTTTAGTAAAAACTGTTACCCCAGTTAAGCTTAATGTTATAAAACGGCTTAATAGATTAAAGAAATGGGAGTATGGTTATAATAAAGATCATGATATTGTTGTCATAAGTAAAACTGGTGCAATTGATGAAATTATTGAAATACAAGGATTGTGTATAGCATTACCTAAAGCGCCAAAAGAAATTGATAATAATAATGATAAATGGGAACCGCACGAGTTTCCTAATGAGCTTAAAAATATAAAAAGTATATTTGATTGGGAATCATATCCTGAATCATTTAAAAATCAATGGTATGCATATATTGATAGAGAATTTACCAGGCGCGAAGAAGGTTATTGGTTTTATAATAAAGGCACAGCTACTTATATTACTGGTTCTCATTATATGTACCTGCAGCACACCAAAATTGACGTTGGGAAACCAGATTTTAGAGAAGCAAATAGATTATTCTTCATATTCTGGGAGGCATGCAAAGCTGATAAACGCTGTTATGGAATGTGCTACCTCAAAAATAGACGTTCTGGATTTAGCTTTATGGCATCAGGCGAAACCGTTAACCAAGCAACAATTACGTCAGATGCAAGATTTGGAATACTATCTAAGTCCGGTGGAGATGCAAAGAAGATGTTTACAGATAAAGTTGTACCAATATCCGTTAACTACCCGTTCTTCTTCAAACCAATACAAGATGGAATGGACAGGCCGAAATCGGAACTCGCATACAGGGTACCAGCCTCCAAGCTTACCAAAAAGTCCATCACGGAGACCAGTGAAAAGCAAATACTAGAAGGTCTTGATACAACAATAGACTGGAAAAATACAGGTGATAACAGTTATGATGGTGAAAAGCTAAAACTGTTGGTCCATGATGAATCCGGTAAATGGGAGAGACCTGACAATATATTAAATAACTGGAGGGTAACAAAAACAACGCTACGTCTTGGTAGTAGAATTATAGGAAAGTGTATGATGGGGTCTACCTCCAATGCATTAGACAAAGGGGGAGATAACTTTAAAAAGCTTTATTATGACTCAGACGTTACAAGACGAAACCGTAATGGCCAAACTAGCTCGGGATTATATAGTTTGTTCATACCTATGGAATGGAACTACGAGGGATACATTGATTCTTACGGATACCCTGTCTTTGATACTCCAGAAGAACCCGTCGTTGGAAATGATGGTGAGTATATCGACATTGGAGTAATTGACTTTTGGGAAAATGAAGTTGAAGGGCTAAAGCACGATAGTGATGGATTAAATGAATACTATAGACAATTCCCAAGAACAGAAGAACACGCTTTCCGGGATGAAGCAAAAAATAGTATATTTAATCTAACTAAAATTTATGAACAGATTGATTTTAATGAAAGTGCTAAACGCGATGGCCTTATCACTAAAGGTTCGTTTTCGTGGGAGAATGGAATAAAAGATTCAAAAGTTATATTCAGCCCCAATCCTAATGGTAGATTTTTAGTTTCATGGGTACCGCCTAAGAACATACAAAACAATGTAATAGTAAAGCAAGGGGCTAAATATCCAGGTAATGAACACATTGGGGCATTTGGATGTGACTCTTATGATATATCAGGTACAACTGATGGAATCGGTTCAAAAGGAGCATTGCACGGGCTAACTAAGTTTAGTATGGAAGATGCTCCACCAAATACATTTTTTCTTGAATATATAGCAAGGCCTCAAACTGCTGAAATATTTTTTGAAGATGTATTAATGGCTTTGGTATATTACGGCATGCCTATACTGGCAGAAAATAACAAACCAAGACTCTTATATCATTTAAAACGAAGAGGTTATAGAGGTTTTTCAATGAACCGCCCTGATAAAGTTTGGAATAAATTATCTGCTGCTGAAAAAGAAATAGGTGGAATACCAAACACGTCAGAAGATATAAAACAAGCGCATGCTGCTGCAATTGAAACTTATATAGATAAATATGTAGGGTATAATGAAAATGGCAGTGGTAATATATATTTTAATAAAACATTAAACGATTGGGCTCGTTTTGATATAAATAATAGAACAAAATTTGATGCTGCAATTAGTTCTGGTTTAGCAATAATGGCATGTAATAGACATCTATATCATCCAAAACCACGATACGAAAAACCATCATTAGATATAAAAATAAAAAGATTTAACAATAAAGGAATGCATTCGCAAATAATTAAATAGCATGGCTGAAACAATATTAAAAAGTTCATTTCCAAGTCAAATAGCAAGTGACGCAGAGAAAGCTAGCTCAGAATACGGACTGCAAGTTGCACGTGCTATTGAGCATGAATGGTTCAAAAGAGACTCAGGCAATACTCGCTTTTATTCTAATAGAGATGAATTTCATAGACTTAGATTATATGCTAGAGGTGAGCAATCAGTAAAAAAATATAAAGATGAATTATCAATTAATGGTGATTTATCTTATCTTAATTTAGATTGGAAGCCTGTGCCAATCATTCCAAAATTTGTTGATATAGTAGTTAATGGAATGTCAGACAGACTTTATGATATTAAAGCATTTAGTCAAGACCCTGCTTCTGTACAAAAAAGAACAAATTATATTGAATCTATTTTAACTGATATGCAGACTCGTGAAATATCAGATCAGATTCAACAACAATTGGGTATTAATGTATATAATAATGACCCAAATACTTTACCAGAAAGTGAAGAAGAGTTGTCATTACATATGCAACTTGAATATAAGCAATCAGTTGAAATTGCCGAAGAACAAGCCATTTCTGCTGTACTTAATAAAAATAATTATGATTTAACACAAAAACGTGTTAATTATGACTTAACAGTTATTGGTATTGGTGCGGTTAAAAATGAATTTAATAAATCAGAGGGTATTAAAGTAAAATATGTTGATCCTGCTGATATTGTTTATTCATATACTCATTCACCTTATTTTGATGATATATATTATGTTGGAGAAGTAAAGAGTGTAACTATTAATGAGTTAAAACAACAATTTCCTGAATTAACTGATGAAGATCTAAAACAATTATCAAAGCAAGGTGTACAAACGCCAGCCTCTCATAATAGATATATAAATGAAGATGCTGTTTTAGATGCTAATACAATACAGGTTTTATACTTTAATTACAAAACTTATAATAATGAAGTATTTAAAGTAAAGAAAACCGCAAGCGGCGCTGATAAAGCAATTCCAAAAACAGACCAATTCAATCCACCAAAAGATGAAAGATCAAGATTTACAAAAGAATCAAGATCAATAGAAGTCGTATATGATGGAGCATTTGTTCTTGGAACACAAAAAATGCTTAAATGGGGATTGGCTAAAAATATGGTTCGCCCTAAAAGTGATACAACAAAATGCATGCTTAACTACAGCATTGTAGCACCACGTATATATAAGGGCCGTATTGAATCATTAGTAAGTCGCATTACTGGATTTGCCGATATGATTCAATTGACGCATTTAAAATTACAACAAGTAATGTCAAGAATGATCCCTGATGGGGTATATCTTGACGCAGATGGTTTAGCAGAAATTGATTTAGGTAACGGAACAAATTATAATCCGCAAGAAGCATTAAATATGTTCTTTCAGACTGGTTCTGTTATTGGTAGATCAATGACTGGTGATGGGGATTTTAATTCTGGTAAAGTTCCAATTCAAGAGCTTACATCTAATGGCGGTAATAATAAAATAAGTTCACTTATAAATACTTATAACTATTATTTACAAATGATCCGCGATGTAACGGGATTAAACGAAGCGCGTGATGGATCAATGCCTGATAAAAATGCATTGGTTGGTGTACAAAAACTTGCAGCGGCTAATTCAAATACCGCAACGCGACATATATTACAATCAAGCCTATTCTTAACAGCAAGATTAGCAGAAGCTATTAGTTTACGTATTTCTGATGTATTAGAGTATTCTCCAACAAGAGATGCATTTATTTCTAGTATAGGTAGATTTAATGTTGCTACGCTACAAGAAATCAAAGATATGCATTTGCACGACTTTGGTATATTTATAGAGCTATCTCCAGATGAAGAAGAAAAACAAATGCTTGAAAACAATATTCAGCAAGCGTTGTCTAGAGACCAGATATATCTTGAAGACGCAATTGATATTAGAGAAATAAAAAATATCAAACTTGCCAATCAATTATTAAAAGTACGAAGACGCAAAAAATTAGAGCAAGATCAAGCAACTGCAGAAAGAAATATGCAGATGCAATCACAAACTAATATACAGGCATCACAAGCTGCTGCCGAAGCTGATGTCCAAAAAAATGAAGCAATTACTAATCAGAAAGCGCAATTAATTAAAATTGAGTCTGAATTAGAAATGGCTAAAATGCAACAAGAAAAAGAACTTAAGAAAGAACTTATGAAATATGAGTTTGATCTTAATATGGCATTGAAAGATAAAGAAAGTCAGATGTTAACTGACAAAGAAAGATATAAAGAAGATCGTAAAGACGAAAGAACAAGAATTCAAGCTAGCCAACAGTCTAAGCTAATTGAG